AAAAAGAAGACCCTAATAAGAGGGTGTGTAAAAACAAAAAAAAGGAGTTAAAAATGGCAGAAAAGAAAAGTGTGAAAACAAGCGATATTGATGCAAAAATAAAAGAGCATGAAGAAAGCTTAAAAACAGTAGTAAATGAACTTCAACAATTAGTTCAGGCACATAATGAGAGAACATCGCAAAAGATTGCTCTCGAAGGTGCTATAGCTGGTTTGCGTGAATTTAGTGAGACAGATGCCCCAGTCGCAGAAGATGGCGCAGAAGCAAAAGCCTAAATATAAATTCATGTTACCACATTCATTCCATTATTGGAGTTTTAATGTGGGGACTGGCTTTAAGCATATTGTTGGCAAAATAAGAAAGCAGAAAAAAAGTGATGATAGATAGCGTAAAGACTATAACGAATGGTATAGTCGGGGTTGGTGTGTGGTGGTTGAATCTGCCAATGGTATTGCAGATGTGTGTATCTGTGGCGACACTTGTATACATAATAATTAAAATTCGAAAAGAGTTACAATCATGAAAAGCCATCCTATGTTCTTCACTCCCCTCTTCGTTCAAATCGCCTCCTCCTCGATAAAAGGTGAGGAGCATAGCGGTGGCTGATTTTAATTTAGCAGAATGGGGGATTGTAGGTGTAGTGGTGTTTTTGTTTGCAGGGCAAATTATGTTTTTACAAAAGACATTAATGAAGCAACTGCAGGAAGTTGAGTCGATATGCATAAAGCTTATTGACAGATGGAATAGGTCAGATGAGACTCGTGACAGACGACATGAGCAAGTCTTACAAGAACTGAATGATGTGACTGACGATTTAAATTTCTTAAAAGGAAGAGTAAATGGAAAAAGTCATTAAAAAAAGGAGTAAATAATGAAAGAAGTTGTAGAAATAATTGTTCAAAATTGGGAAATTGTCGCTATTGTCATTCTCTCAATTGATAAAATAGTTGCTCTTTCTCCAAGTACATGGGATGACCTCTTGTGGACTTCGGTGAAAAAAGCAATTTACAAACTAGCAGGGAGGAAATAAATGTTAAAACGAGTAATACGCAAGATGGTTAAAAAGCATGGAATGGTAGGATTGCTTCTAATGATTGGTGATTATGCTGTTGGCGCAACCAAATCTAAAAAAGATGATGAGATTTGGGAAGAAGTAAAAACACTATTAGAAAGTATGTAACCTTCAAGTGAATCATAAACAAATAAAAGAGCTAATAAGACATACTTTAAAGAAATTAGGTATGTGGAGTGAGCAGGCTGAAGAACTTGTTTTTTTGACAGGGCTAGTTGAATCTGGCTATAGATATATTTCTCAAATAGGTTCTGGAATTGCCCGCTCATTTTGGCAGGTAGAGAGTGCCACTGCAAAAGATTCTATTGATAATTATTTATCATTTAGAAAATCTAAAACTAAAAAGGTGTCTGAGGCTATTGGTATAGCTCCAGATACTCTTTTAAGCATGACAGATGAAGAGCTAAAGCATCTTCTTTGGGGCAATATTGTAGCTGGAATCGTATTTTGTAGATTAAAGTATTGGAGAGTCCCAAAAAGGCTACCTGGAGACTTAAATGGAATGGCAGCATATTGGAAGACTTACTATAATACAGAAGGAGGAGCTGGCACTACAGCACACTTCCTAGAGAAAGCAGATAAGAGAAAAGACAAAAAGTAATTAAATGGCAGGAAAACAACATCTAGCATTAAATTCATTCCACCAGGGATTAAATTCTAAAACAGAATCTAGAGATATAGCAGATACTGAATTATCATTATGTGAAAATATATCAGTAGACGAAGTTGGGAAATTGACCATGTCTGGGGGAAAAGTTGAGCAGACAAGTAGCAATCTTACCCTATCTCTATCAGATGGATATTCATTATTTCGATTTAGTTCAGATTTCGCAGGAAATGGAACAACTGTCCAAGCTACAGATTATTTAATTGCATGGGATGATGCTGAAGGTAAATTATACTGGTTGCCAAATCTTGATACTAGTGGGAGTGCGAATACTGCGTGGGCGAATGAAACCCATTTATCCTTAAATACTGATTGGGGGACTGGAGAGACTGTATTGCCTACTTTCTATTATGTAGATGGGGCTTTAAGGATATGTGATGGAAGCTTTGCAGTTGCTAATAATAGAAATAATCCCGCTCAATGGATAGGAACAATCAATAGAACTTTATTCCCAGGTGCTAGTTCATATCAAGGGGGGAATTGTGTAATTGGAGGATGGTATAAGGAAAAACAAGAACTCCTAACCCCAACAGTTGGGAAAGTAAGTTCGACAGCTGCTGCTGCCGCTAGCGATGTACAAACCGATGGAGTTTATTGGCATCTTAGAAATCTTAGAGAAAATACAGATGAGGTATATAAATTCACAGATACTACTACTACGCCTGGTATTCCTGGTTCTTATGTTTTAAGTGAGGCAATTTCTGGCAGTGATGGGTCTGCTAATGGAAGTATAAGTGATGAACAATGGCAAACTGTACAAAAAGGGACTGATGGTTATGGTGATAGTAATTACCACGATTTTGGCGTTGCTTTACATGGAGAGGATGATGATGAGGGTGAAACTTACACATATACGACTGGTGTTGGGAATGGATTTAATACAAGTAGTGCAAAGGCATTTGGGACTGGTCAATCTTTATATCTTGCAGTTAGAATGGCTGGCGAAGAGCAAAAGCAAATGTGGGATGGTACTCATGCTAAATCTTTATCAGGAGGGTCATCAATTTCTTTAACAGTTTCTGATGGTTATATCACTTTTAATGAGGATAGTGGGAGTGATTTTATAAAATTTCATTTGAGTCATATTAAGTTTACTGACATTACTACTCCATCTGCTCAATGGCATATATTAGAGTTTCCTTATGATGAGGCATATGAAACGGATATATCTGGGACTTTTTATCCACAAAAAATTAAATTAGAATTAAATGTTATGTGGACTAGGACTGGGTATATTTATAGCAACGGGACTGGAAGCTCAAGCCCTAGTCCTTACTCTAACTATAAATCAATTCCAGGATGGAGTTTAATCCAGCTTTCTGACTTAAGAGTTGGTGATAATGATTTAGTTGGAGTAACTACTTATGGTAAACAAAAGTTCTTAATGAGCAATACTTATGATGATACTGAGAGTGAAAGCTTGTTATATGATTTTGGAGGAGGAACTAGTCAAGAAGTTGTTCTTGATAATACTACTTCTACTTATAAAATAGGAATAAGTGCTTATGTAAAAGTTCCATCTGCTAGTTTCAATAAAAGAATTAGCGGTGCAAATCTTTATATTGATGATGATGGTATACCATATAGAATTGCTCAATTAAGATACATGAAAGGATTGAAAGGAGCTTGGGAGGCTGAATATCCAAAACAGAACTCAGATAAGTTCACAGAAAGTGTAGGGACTAACGAAGTAAATGTTACAAGTACAGTGAAAACAGACGGATTGCCATTATTGGAGTCTTATGAATCTATGAATGGATTTTCGCCAAGTGTTTCTACAATTACTGCTCTTTACAAAACAGCTGTTGTATTAAATAGAAAAACATATATTGGAAATATATATCAAGACGATAAACAATATAGCGATAGAATGATAAAAAGTAATGCTAATTCTTTTGATGTTTTTCCATCTGAAGGAAAGTATATAGATGTCGTTCAAAGCGATGGCGATAGTATTGTCAAGCTAGAGGCTTATGCTGATAGGATATTACAATTTAAAAAAGAAGTTATGTACTTAATTAATGCGACTAGAGATTCTGAGTACCTTGAGGATACTTTTGTTGGCAAAGGAATAGCTTCTCCTTCAGCTTCTACGAAAACAGATGTAGGGATAGCTTGGGCTAATGAAAATGGTGCTTATTTATATGACGGAGAAAGAGTACATAATTTAACAGAAGGAAAGATTAAAGATTCTGATTGGGAAACATTTACTGGAACGTCTACTGATGTTACTTATGTTCCTCTTAAAAATAAATTAATTATATCTGGGGGAACAAATGGAGTAGATGTTTTTGAATATACTTTCTTTACAAAAAGTTGGTCAAAATCTACCTCTAAATTACATTCAAGTAAAACAAATTTTGTAATAGATAACAATGAAACCAAGTATGTTGCGTCTGATGGTGAAATATATTATTGGGATGATAGTTCTTCTAGCAGTGATTCAGTTAGGATAATAACTAAAGACTTTGATTTTGGAAATCCAGCTTCTAGAAAAAAATGCTTTAAATTTTATGTT